CTATCTTCTAACTTAAACTTTGTAACAACAGCTAATGCTACTGCAACCATTATGAATGATGAGGGTTTTGAATACACTCCTTATGATGATATGGGTAAGCAGTCAGTAGGTCATGGTCTACAGATTGAATCACTAGAGGATGATGAGAAGGCTCTTATTGCTGACATCAACAACGTACAGCCTGAGGAATCTGCTGCTGTAGTTGCTTTGAAAGTAGATAAAATAACTAACTACTTTTCTGACGCAGTAGAAGGCTTTGAGAACCTACCAGAAACAGCAAAGTCTGGTATGATTCAAATGGGTTATCAGCTAGGTAGATTTAATGTCACCAAAGAGTGGCCTAAATTTATGGAATCAATTAAGGAAGCTGCACAGTATGCAGAAGGTTCCGCAGAACAGGCTACTGCTCTTGCCAAGGCTAAGTTTAATATGCTTTACAATGTTGCAGAGGATGGTACTGCTACCGCTACTAGGTGGGCTACACAGACTAAGAACAGGGCTATAAAAGTAGCTAATGAACTTGCGAGTAGTGCAGGTGATGCAGCCGCATCTATCTTTGAAGCTGTTATACCTAAGGCACACGCTGATACAGACCTTATTCCACAGAAAGAACAGTTAAAGGTGGGTGATGTCCCAACAGCTTCTGCTGTTGTAGATATTGCCCTAGCGCAAAACCCTGCTGATGCTGCTTATAAATACTACGGTATTGATGAGAACACAGATGAGGGTGCTGCTGCTGTTAAAGGTTTCTTTAAAACATCTGTGGGTGATTGGAACCCAGACCAAGAAACAGTAGAAGAGTTTGCCACAAATAAAGCGTGGTGTGCTGCTTTCTTAACACAGGTCTTGCGTGATTCAGGTATCGACACTAAGGCTCTATTTGGTACAGACAAGTTTGACCAGATACGTGCTAAAGCTTACACTAATGTTGGTACTCAAGTAGAACCTACACAAGTTAAAGCTGGTGATGTGATGGTTAAACAACACACGGCAGAAGAGCGTAAAAAGTTTAAGCTAGGCTATGGTCACGTGGGCATTGTTGTAAAAGTAGAAGGTGATGAGGTATTCTTTATTGGTGGTAACACTGGTGATAGGGTAACCATGTCTTCTTACAACATGAACGAAAAGCAGGTTGATTTCAGAAGAATCCAAAATGCTTCTGACATCCCTACTGAAAGCTTACCTTCTATGCTTGAATTAAAAGCTGGCGTGTACACTAGAAAAGCAGTGAAGAAAGCAAAGAACTTGTTTACTAGTATGTATGACAACATATTTGGATAATATTATAGACGGAAGGTCAAACTATGGCTACTGAAAACGAACAACTTCTCCAAGACCTTGGCATAAAGGGTGTCAATCCTGACGCATTACCCTTAGTCACGACTGTGGACGAAGCTGCCCTAACTAAGCAGCAGGTGCTGGCTGACAGCAGAAGTTCTACATTTCTTAATAGTTTAGGAAGTGCGGTGGAAGAGGAATGGATTGCTACTTCCGTCTATAATAATCTAGATAGGTTTCAGTCATCAGGCGTACCTGTGACTAAGTTTACACCTGAGTTGGTCAAACAACTAACTGAAGGCCTAGAAGAAACTCTGGCAGCACGTGAGGTGTTAGAAGATGCACAATTACGTGGCGTTAATTCAGCCATGAAAACACGTGAATCTTACTTACGCACACAAGCAAACAGAAGACAAATAGCAGAGGACGGTTGGTCTGGTGTCACAGCAACCGCCCTAGCTGCTATGTTTGACCCTGTAGAGTGGACAGCTATCTTTGGTACAACAGCAGCCGCAACAGCCGTTGCTGGCCCTGTAGGGGGTGGTGCTGCATTAGTAGCAGGTACAGCTAAAAAAGCTTACAATGTAGGACGTGCGTTTAAGTATGGAGCAGTAATTGGTGGTGCAGAAACAGCAGCATTTGAAGCCATCCGTGCAAACTTAAAGTATGATGTAACTGCTAGTGATGTTGTTATAGCAGGTGGTTTAGGGGCTACCCTAGCTGGCGGTTTGAACGCAGGTGCTACAGCTTTTGTTCGTGCTGGGCATCGTGCTAGGGTTGCACAAAAGGTTTTGCGTGGGGAAACACTAACACCAGCAGAGCAAAGATTTCATGATGAATACAACGTAGATGCTCTAGCAGAAAAAATACTACGTGAAGAATTAGATGGAGAAAAGTTTATTGAAGCTGCTGATGGTTTACCTACCCAACAGAAATCTATTCCTGTAGGTGAAGTAACTAAAGAAGTAGCAGAAGCTATTCCAGAACAAGCTGGTTGGAATATGCTTGGGCTGCGTAAGCTATTATCTACTGGTTATAGACTAGCAAGCCATAAGCTTGGTTACGCTAGGTATGCTGCACGTGTTTTAGGTCTTAACTCATCAGGGTATAAAGGCGGTAAACTAGAAACAGGTATGTCTGCTTCTGAGTGGTCAGAAATGTATCAGGCTAGGTTCCGTAGCACTATGTCTAATGTTATGCCTAATGCACAGTCTCGTTGGAAGCAACGTACTGGTGGCACTATTTCAGACTTTAATACCTTAGTATCACGCTATGTACGTGGTATTGATACTGAAGTCCCTAATGAAGTAAAAGAGGTAGGAGACTTAGTAAACAAGCTACAAAGAGAATTAGCCGAAGAAGCTGTCAAGCATGATGTAGCAGGGTTTAGCATGGATATGCTTAATAACCACTCTAACTACATGACACGTATCTTTAACGATGAAAAGATTAGAGCATTACGTATGCGACTAGGTGATGAGGCAGACCTACAAATCGCTGAATTAGTAGATACAGCTATTAGAAAAGGTCAACCTGACATTGTAGCTAATGTTAGAAAACATCTTGCATCTAAGGGTAAGAAAAAAGTTACCGATAAAATGGTAAAGGACTATATTAGAAAGATAGCTACAGCATATACTAAATCAATTACTGACCCTAAGTTGGGTAAGTTAGGTCATGCTGGTGCTAACGAAATGAACCTAGAAGACCTTGCTGATATTCTTAAAGCAGGTGGGTTTGATGCAGAAGATATAGACATAGTAACAGACTTTCTTACACGTACTAATATACCTAAGGCTCATAAAAGAGCAAGACATCGTTTAGTACTGTCTGAAGATGCTGTGATAAAAGCACAAGATTCTGATGGTAATGTCTTTGAACTAAAGTTTGCTGACTTATTGGAAGAAGATGCAGAACAGTTGTTTAACAGTTATGTGTTTCAAATGTCAGGTGCTATTGGTTTAGCACGTAATGGTATCAACACTAATCAAGTAAACTCAAATTTTGATAACTTACTAGAAAACATTAGAATAGAAGGTAAGAGAAAGAACGCATCTAAGGATGAAATAGACGAAGCCATAAATGCTGCTGAGTTTATGTATGACGGTATCACTGGTAGACTAGCACACCGACAAGAGGTGTCAAACAGAACACGTGATTTCTTTATTGCCACACGTGCTTTTAGCTTTGCTATAAACATGGGTATGTCAGGCATGTCAGCCTTGATGGAATTATCAAACGCTATGTTTGAGTATTCTTTCAGAACTATCCTTAAATCCTCACCTGCTTATAGAAGCCTAATAGGAAAAGCAAAGCAGGGTAGATTACCTGACGATATTATGCGTGAGTTAGTTGAGGCCTTTGGTTTAGGTGAAGAGGTTGCTCTTGGTAACTGGACTAATGTTACACGGTACGATACAGAAGATGTAGGAGATACTATATCACCTGAACGTGCTTGGGTAGATAAAAAAGGTTGGAGTGCTAGGTTAGCTAGGGGTACAGAGCAGTTTGGTTTTACTGCTCAGAAGAATGTAGCCTACTGGTCTGGCTTGACAGGTGTAACACAAACTCTTCGTAGATTGTCAATGCTAAATTATACGAATGAGTGGGTACTTGCTGCTCAAAAAGGTAACCTACCTTTCTCTGTAACCAAGCGTCAACAACTAGGCCTAAATGAAGAAATGGCTGGGCGTATTTCTGCTATTATGCGTAGTAATACTGTAGAAAAAGAGGCTAATGGTGCAGTAAAAAAGTTAAATCTAAAAGATTGGCCTGATGATGTACGTGATGCGTTTCAAGCCTCAGGTTTTAAGGAAGCTAGGAACAACGTACAAGAAAGTAACATTTCTTCTACCAATCCGTGGCTCCGTGGTGAAGTAGGTAAAACTTTTTTCCAGTTTATGAACTTTACGGTAGCATCCCTAGAGCAACAAACCATGCGTTTAGGTGTACGTATGCGTAGAGGAGACATGGCTGTTAGTAAAGTACTTCTTTCTGCTGCTATGATGGGTTCACTAATGTATATAGCACGTGTTAATCTTAATGCTGCTGGACGTAGTGACGCAGATGAGTACGTAAGGGACATGATGGAAGGTGATAAGATTATACTAGGTGCATTAAATCAGATTGGTGCATCTTCCATGTTAATGTATATCTATCAACTTTCTAGTGGTGCTATGTCTGGCAATACTTACGCCATTACACCACCAGCGTTTTCTCTGGCACAGTCTGCTTTTCAGACAGTAGATTCCATTGCACAAAATGATTGGTCAGAATCCGATTGGAGAACTTTCCTACGGCTTGCTCCGTACCAATCTTTATATGGCGCACGTCAAGGACTTAACGCTGTAGCTAATTACTTTGGCAACTAACCTAAAGTTACATCATTAGACAAAACACAAGGATAAGAGATGGCTCTTTCATATACTAATTACACAGGGGATGGTACAACAGATACGTTTGCCATCAACTTTACATATCAAGATACCAGTGAGATTAGCGTCACGGTAGATGGTGTGGCTGAGACAGGCCTGACCTTTCCTTCTGCTGCAAGTGTACAGCTAACTTCTGCACCAGCTTCTAGTGCTATTGTACAGGTTCGCCGTACAACTGACTTGGCTACACGTGCAGTTGACTTTGCATCAGGCTCAGTTCTCACAGAAGAAGACTTAGACAATAGTGCTATCCAACTCTTTCATTCTGCACAAGAGGCAGTAGACAGGGTTGGGGACACTATTGGTCTGGACACAACTAATCGCTGGGATGCAGGTAACAACAGAATCATTAACGTAGGCTCTCCTACAGCAAGCACAGACGCTGCTACGAAAGCCTATGCAGATAGCATTGTTACAGCAGCAGAAGCAGCAGCTATTGCGGCAGCACAAGCTGAAGTTAGTACAGCTACAGGTAACATCATTCCAGATGCTACTAAGCTGGCTATTCATCCCATTGGTTCACAGTACACACTGTCAGACGGTACAACGACTGACTATTCAGCCAAGCATTATCAGGATGCAGCAGCTACCTCTGGTACTAATGCAGCTACCAGTGAGACTAATGCTGCAACTTCTGAGACTAACGCACAGAATTGGGCTGTTAAGACAGACGGTGAAGCAGTAACAGGTCAAGGTTACTCAGCGAAGGCTTGGTCTGTAGGTGGTACAGGTATCACAGATACTGCTGGTGCTGGCCCCGCTAAAGATTGGGCAGTAGAAACCACAGGATTAGTGGATGGCACTGAGTTCTCATCTAAAGAATACGCTATTGGTACACAAGTAACAAATCTAGAAGGCTCCGCTAAACAGTGGGCATTAGGTGGTGGTAGTGGTTTTGACCGTGACACAGCCGTTAAGGGTGCAGGTGCGGCTGCTGAATACTCAGCTAAGTATTGGGCTAACCAAGCAGCTAACTCTGCTAAAGACTTTGTAGATGTGTACTACGGTTCATTTACTTCAGATTCAAACGCAGAAGATTACCAGCTAAACACTAACGAAGGCACAGTGAATGTCGGTGACCTTTACTTCAACAGCACAGACAATGTGATGCGTGTACGCACGTTCTCAGGATGGCAGGATGTAGCTACAGATACTAGTAGTCTTGCCACTAACGGCTTCGCAATCGCAATGGCAATCGCCCTATAGAGGATAAACTATGGCACAGAATTTTAGACGATATAAGCTACAGGGCGTAGGCACTTCGGCTGCTGATATACCTAATGGCACAGACTTTGACAGTTACGATACGATTGTTGGTATCCATATGACTAACACAACATCTAATGCAATCACTGTGGACTGCTACCTTTCTAACGGCGGCACTAACCACTACCTCATTAAAGGCGCACCAATCGCTGCTGGCGGTGCTTTGCAGCTTCTTGATGGTGGTGCAAAAGTAGTTGTAGCTAGTGGTGACAGACTGTGGGTAGAATCTGATACGGCATCCTCATTGGATGTGTGGGTATCTGCTGTTGACGCAATTAGCACGTAAGGGAGAAAGACATGGGTTACATTGGTAATCAGGCTGTACAAGGCTACAGCAGCATCCCTGCTAAACAAGACTTAACAGGTGCGACAGGTGGGACACTAACACTGACCCACGCTGTATCTAGCCCAGAGGCTATTGACCTGTACATCAATAACGTCCGTCAGGAGCCTACTGAATCATACGGTGCAGCAGGTACTACAGTTACCCTCAATGGTTACACTGTAACAGCGTCAGATTCCATTTACGTGGTATATAATGCACTAGCATTGCAGACATCTGTACCCCCTGATGGTTCTGTCACATCAGCCAAGCTAGACCCTAACCTTGTACTAGGTGGCGGTAGCTTTCTTGGAGACAGTGGTGGTGGAACCGCAGACATCTTTCGTGTGCATGAGGATGAGTTGAACACAGACATTACTGTGGCAGCTAATACCAACGCTCTGTGTGCTGGCCCACTAACTGTAGCGACTGGGGTTACTGTGACTGTAAACGGTAATATGGTGATAGCATGAGCGAGTTAAGAGCAGACACAATCACAGGCAGTGATGGCACCAGTCCAGTTACGCTGACGAAGCAGAGTGCGGCGAAGGCGTGGTATCATTTAGATAATGATTACACAGGCACAAACCCAAATGCTGGGCAAACAAATGGTGTAACTGTGCAAAATAGTTTCAACGTCAGCAGTATCACAGATAATGGCACCGGCGATTTTACAATGGCGTGGGTTAACAGTTTCGATAACGCACTCTATGCCATAACACAGCAAGGTCAGTATCGTGATGATAGTGATAGCTTTGATTATGGTTTTATGGAAGTAATAAAAGGCTCACCGACTGCCAGTGGGTATACTTTTAGATGGGTATACTACTCTGCTAGTTATTATGACCCGTCTAAGTGGTGGGCAGTAGCACACGGAGATTTAGCATGAGTGAGATAAAAGTAGATACCCTCACAGGCAAGACCACCGCCAACGACATCACAGTGACTGTTGGTGCTACTGCCACGCAGTCTCTGCATGACGCAATTATAAAAGCGTGGGCATCTTTTGACCAACATTCAACTGACCATCCTATTTATTCTAATTCTTCACTTAACACCGCATCAACCTTAGATGTGGGGGCTGGTGTTACAAAGATTTCTTTTACAAACAGTTTTAGCAACGCAACGTATGGTGTAAGCGGGTGTACTCAGTCACAAGGCACAGCCGGAACTATTTTTACCATTTGGGGATATAGCACAACTAGCAGTCGGCAAATGACTACTTCTGATTTCCATACAGATTTTAGAAGTAGTGCCGGTGCTAGTACAGATAGTGACTATGTTGCTTATAATGTTTTAGGAGACCTAGCATAATGGCTGGTAAAATTATAGCAGATACGCTGGAACACAGCACCTCTGGTTCTATTGGCACAAATTATCTTAAAGAAGGTACAAAGTGTTGGTTGCGTTACAATCAAAGCACAGCGTCAGTACTGGGCAGTTTTGCCACAAGCTCAGTCGCTGATACGGCTACTGGCAAATATACACCTGCTTTTACCAATAACATGAGTTCATCAACAGATTTTGCGACCTCTGTTACAAGACAAGCAGTTGCCAATTTTAATCATAATGTGAATTACACAGAATCTGAGACATCAAGCAACACTCTTGTTTTTACCGTTGAAAATGCAACCCATGTTGATGGCGTAAACAATCACTTCTCCATTTCCGGTGGGGTGTTGGCATGATTAAAACACCAG